GACATTACATTGCTGTAATTTTTTGGATTCCAGTGATTACCACTCTCTCCGTAAATTTCTCTTGCTGGATGTTTATTAGTAAATCTATCATCAACAAATTCTTTTGCTTTAGGAGGTAATTCAAAAGTTTTGGGACTTTCAATTCCCAAAATCAAGGGTTGATAATTATTAGCAATAATTTTAGGTGCGTCTTTAGGAACAGGACACTTGTTTATCTGAGACCAAGAAGAATAATCATACTCCTCTGCATCTTCTTCCCACCACATGTGTCCAAACACATCAGTGTCATATCGATCAAGAACTACTTTTTTGTAAGTTTTAATGATGTCTGGGTTATCAACAAATCTAGGTTGACCAAAAAATGCAAGTGCTACTTTCATCAGACTTCTCCTTCATAATGTTCAAGGAAGTAATTCAAATCTTCTGGAGTTCCAATACCCCACATACCAGACTTATCGATTTCTTTGATACGAATTTTTTTACCATCACCAATCGCCTCATTAAATACTGGGCAAACATAATATTCATTATTAACACGAATATCTTTAGCAATCATCTGTTCAGCATACTTCACGTAATCAGAACCTTTCTTCCAATAGTAAATACCAACAGTAGCATGTTCTGAGATTGGTTTCTTCTCAGCAACTTCTTCTACATATCCATCTTCACCAAGTTTAGCATAAGACCACTTAGGATGGGTTGCAGGGAAGGTTACGATACCACCATCAACTTCACCATTCTGGAATGCATAAAGAGTTTCGTTGCTATCCCATTCAACAAATTGATCTGAGTTTGCCATCACAAGAGGTTCGTCATTGTTGATGAATTCCTTTGCAAGCAAAGTTGTGCAGCAAGCACCTTCAGTCAGACCATCTACCTGAACGATATTGCAACCAGGAGCAATCAGAGGAAGTAGATAGTTAAGATTATACTTCTCATAATGTTCTTTCTGAACAATAAAGGTATAGTTTGCTTTGATGTTCAGGTTTTCAACAACAACCTGGATCATTGGTTTACCTTTAACTTCAATCAAAGGTTTTGGGAAGGTGTAACCCTGACTAGCAAATCTACTACCAGCACCTGCCATAGGAATAAGAACATTCATAGTTTTACTCTCCCATGCCACTTTTTGTTTTGTACCATTTAGAATTTTTTTAATGCGATCAATCTTTGTTTGATTAAGATCTTTACGATCTTCAACAGGAACAAGATGTGCTTTGCTATCAAGAGCACCTTGACGACCAATATGACTATCTTCGACAATCACTGTATCTGCAGGAAGGGCACCGAGAGCGGTCATGCACTTCCAGTACATTGCAGGGAATGGTTTATTACGAACAACATCTTCGTTAGAGACATACATATCAACAAACTCAAGAACTCCTAAACGAAGAAGGATAATCTTAACAGTATTCCTAATAGAATTAGAAGCCACTGCAATCTTGTATCCAGCATTTACAAGTTGCTGGAAGTATCCCATCAGTTCGTAGTCTTTTGCTACACAATCATTAAAGATCTTAAGGGTTGCCTCTTGCTTATCCCTCCAAATTTGATCATATCTATCTACAGGAAGACCTTTATTTTTTGTAAGTAATTCTAATTTTGCTCTAGTAGGAAGACCATCATAAATGCTGACGTGCTCTTCTCTACTAATAGTATAATCTTCTGCTTGAGTAGGAATACTATTAAGTGCCAGTGCTTGATTTAATGCTTCATAGTGATAATCCTTACTGTCGATAAGGACACCATCCAAATCAAAGATAACGAGTTTTGTCATTATTTTTTGTCTCTCCAAAGTACATAGTGCCAGGGGTTTTTGGTGATGGGAAGATTATGCCTCTTCTGAGCATTAAATCCAATAATACATTCTGGATTTATTTCTGCACCCATCTCACAGATTTCAACGAAGTTCTCGTATACGTCAAGATATTTATCCATCAATTCAGAAGACCCAAATGCAAAGTGGTCGTTAATGCCATGTTCAATATGAGCCCATTCATTTAAAACATTAACAGTATTTAAATCATAATTTGAAATAGATCCAATTGGAGTATAAAAGTACTCATCAGTTCTAAGACGAACTACACAATCATACTTAAATCCATTCTCTTCTTCATATTTCTTCTTAAGATCATTTGCACCACTCAAACTATAAAACATTGAAATAATATTATTTACAGGATGAGGGAATCGTGGATCTGGATTAATATCTTCTGCTTCAAATTGTTTTGGTTCTTCAAATACCAACCCCTTAGGTTGCCATTTCTCTACCATAAACTCTTTAAGGTCTGCTTCCCAACGTCCACGGTCTTTATATTGATCCCAAAAGTAAGTTCCTACCCATGCAGCATCATACCAGATGTGAGCAAACACATCAATCTCACAATCTGGATTTGCATCCCAAAAAGTTTGTCGATGATTTTCATAACACTCTTTCAAATGCCTCGGTTGTCCCGAGTAGAGCATAGCAATTTTAGACATGATACTTACTATTATCTTTTGATAAGTGAACAATTTTTGGTTCAAAGGTACACGCTTTAGCGAATATCTCAGGATAGGCAAGACTTGGAGATGCTACAAATACATCTTTACGATTCTCAATATAAAATTTATTTAAATGACTCTCATCATGCCACATGGCAATAATGTTATTTTTATAGTCATCATCAATTCGTTGATCGAGTTCCGTAATCATGTCCATGACATAAGGAAGTTTTCCTCCCCAAAGACAACCTTGTACATAAACAGAGAGATCATCTGATTCTGCGACACATGCTTTAGACAATGGCGTAACATCAAATGATCCAGGGAGTTCATCATGAGGTTGCATTTTTAAATAGTGACATGGATGATGAACACCGATATATTTTTTAGTCTCATCAATCAAATCTTCGGTGTTGACAGTATCAACAACTCTCATGTCAGCATCTAAGAATAATAACCAATCACAGTCTTGTATATCATCAAAACATTTTTGAATCATTTTAAATCTATACAGAGTAATGAATGGCCACTCTAAATGCTCTTGATGATAAACAATAGCATTATCTGGTGATTCGGGAATCTCACCATCTGTAAAAATTATATACTTTTTATCGACATTTGGCAACAGGAATTGTTCACATCCTTCATACCATGCAGGTAAAAAGTTTAAGTATTTTTCTGTTCCAATAAAAATAACTGCGACTTTCATTAAATTACAATCCAATCAGGGCAATAAAGATCTTTTGTATCTAGGTGTTGATTATCTGGTCCAAACCAATTTTTAGGGGCAATAACTTTTTGACTCTTTGCTAACCAAGCACCCCACCAAGAGAATGATGAGTTTGCAATGATGTGCTCTTTACACATGGTCATAAGACAAAGGTCAACATAAGCAATGTTTCCTTCTGCAACTAAAAACCTATCATCTTCAAATAATTTTTGTTCTTTACACCACTCAGGATCATCAGAGAATATAATCACTGTACGATCATTTTTAAAATGAGTCAGTGCCTCTTCATAATATTCTAATCCAAGATTATTATGATGATGTGCAAGTTGCAAATAATCAGTTCTACGAATGTGTAACGACACTGGTTCTTCAACACTATTCATCATAGACCTAGAAGGTCTCAGATACTCTGGTTTAATTGTAAAATCTTCTCTGATTTGTTCTTCAATGTTTTTAAAGTACTTCTCACTTTGAAAGTATCCCTCCAAGTTTACCCACTTAGGACAATTATTAAAAAGTTCCTCGTCAAAAGCAAAAGTACTTTCCTTTACGGTTGGTCTTTCTCCACAAACATATTGAACATTTAAATTTTGAACATTCTCCAAAACAAATGGATAAAATAATTGATGGTCTCCCCACTCATTAAATGAAGTATTATTATCTGATGGTGGAGGAATCATCCAATTATATCCATTGTTTGCAGCAATACCTCTTAGAGAGGCATACTGAAACATTTGATTTCCAAGTCTTCCTAGTTTTCCTAGATTATTAAATCCGATCATAGTTTTCTTTAAACCATTCATAAGTTTGATAAATTCCCTGACGGATTCCTACTTTAGGAGTCCAACCAAGAGACTTAAGTTTGTCAACATTCATGACCTTCCTTGGAGTTCCATTTGGTTTGCTAGTATCCCAAACGATTTCTCCACGGTAATCAATCACTTTAGCAATAATCTCAGTCAATTCTTTAATTGTAATATCAGATCCAGTACCAATATTGATAATCTCCGAATCATTATACTCACTCATACAAATATAACACGCTTCTGCCATATCATCAATATACAAAAACTCACGAAGAGGAGAACCATCACCCCAACACACAAATTGAGAATCTCCATTTAACTTTGCCTCATGCATTCGACGCATGATTCCTGGAATCACATGACTAGATTCTGGATTAAAATTATCATTTACACCATATAGATTAGTTGGTTGTAACGATATTGCATTGAATCCATACTGTTGCTGATATGCTTGGCACATTTTAATACCAGCAATCTTTGCAATTGCATATGCATCATTAGTTGGTTCCAACGGACCAGTCATTAACTGATCTTCTGTAATTGGAATGTTAGGATGCTTTGGATAAATGCAAGAAGAACCAAGGAATACTAACTTTTTAACACCATAATTATATGCAGAATTTATAATATTCGATTGAATCATCAGATTCTCATAAATGAACTCGGCAGGACGTGTTTTATTTGCCATAATACCACCAACTTTGGCAGCAGCAAGAAACACATATTCTGGTTCTTCTGAGCAAAAATATCTTTCGGTTTCGTCTTGATTAGTAAAATCTAAATCGTCACGAGTTCCTTCAATAATGTTAGTATATTTTTTGCTTCTTAGATTTCTCACAATTGCTGAACCGACTAATCCGCGAGCACCAGCAACTAAAATTTTAGAATCACTGTCCATAAATGCACATATCCTCAACTAATTCATTAAAAGTAATTTTTGGTTCCCATCCAAGATTTGTCTTTGCCTTTGTGGGATCTCCCAACAAAGTCTCAACCTCGGCAGGTCTAAAATATTTAGGGTCAACTTTAATGACCACTCTATTAGTAATCTTATCAATACCAACTTCATCAAGACCTTCACCTTCCCACTTAATCTTCATTCCAAAATAAGGAGCTGCAGTCTCAACAAATGCTCTAACAGAATATTGTTCTCCCGTAGCAATCACATAATCATCTGGGGATTCCTGTTGAAGCATCATCCACATTGCTTCAACAAAGTCTCTAGCATGTCCCCAGTCTCTTTTAGCATTTAGATTGCCAAGATAAAGAACATCTTGAAGTCCTGTACTAATTTTAGAAAGACCTTTTGTTATTTTACGGGTAACAAACGTCTCACCACGGCGAGGAGATTCATGATTAAAAAGAATACCTGTACAAGCATACATTCCATATGCTTCACGATAATTTTTAATAATCCAATAAGCATATAATTTTGCTACTCCATAAGGAGACCGAGGATAGAATGGAGTTGTTTCTTTTTGAGGAATCTCTTGAACAAGTCCGTAAAGTTCACTTGTAGATGCCTGATAAATTCTGCAAGTCTTTTCCATGCCCAGAATTCTTACAGCTTCAAGAATTCTAAGCGTCCCCAAACCATCAACATTACCAGTGTATTCTGGCATCTCAAAAGATACCTTTACATGACTCTGTGCGGCAAGATTATAAATCTCGTCAGGTTTAGTCTGTTGAATAATATGAATAATATTAGCAGAATCTGTTAGGTCCCCATAGTGCAACTTAAGATATGGATGATTAAAAATATGATCAATTCTATGCGTATTAATAAGAGATGCTCTACGAACAATCCCATGAACCATATATCCCTTTTCAATCAGTAACTCAGCAAGATAAGAACCATCTTGCCCCGTGATTCCTGTAATTAAAGCAGTCTTCATAGTAAATGTATATTCTCTGGTATTATAGCATCACCAAATAAAAACATCAATAATAAATACTTTTACTGACTTAAAGGTTTAATGGAAAAAACTGCTAGTGTTAAAAAATATGAAGGATACTATTTTTATAAGTGTTTAAATTTTTTACCCGAAAGTTTACTTCCAGAAATGTATTCGTCCGCAACCCAATGGTTGGAATCTACAAGAAAGACCACTTTAGAAGAATTATTTCCACCAGAGGCATCTCAAAATTTATTAAATCCAGATTTTAATATCACTTTTTTGGAAGAAAGTGTTTGGATAACTTTTTATACTGAAGCTAAAAAGCACATAGCGCAATATTGTAAGGTAGCAAATATAGACATTGGCAACATTAGATTACACTCTTCTTGGATTACTCGTCTACATAATTTAGATTTTCCAAGTGTACATACAAAAGAAGAATTAAAAAAGAGATTAAGTCTCCACAATACTTTTGGGAACATGCATTCACATAAATCTAATCCGATTGGATTAGTTTACTACTTAAAAAATCCAGATCCTAAGTACGGAACTATAGTAAAAGTGTCTGATAAAAAAATCTTCAACAATAATGGAGAAGAGAATAGTATTATGATATTTGATCCAAGAGCATATCATACCGCACTCTATCCACCAATCAAAGAAACAAAAAAATATCCAAGAGTTACGATTGTTGTAGATTGTGAATTTATTGATTAAGGTAGAACCCAATCTGGAACATTGAAAGGTTCATTAATATACCAATCAAAAACAATATTATATTTTACATAATCAGTATTAAGTAAAAATTTATTTGAACATGGATATGAACCACCATTAAAAATCACTAGAGAATTCTGTTCTCCAGGAATAGATTTAATTTTATTTCCTACTTTTATATCAGTTCCCATTTGTGTATCATTATTTTTTAAATAATACACAGATCTTATCATATGTTTTTTAAGCCAATCATCATCAACTAATCTAAACTCATCTTGAAACTTTGAAGAGTTAAATCCAGTTATACTTGATTTGCTATTTGGTTTTGTTACTGACCGCTCACCCCAACAAGAATGTGGAACAATAACTGATTCATCAACACCAACGACTTTAGAATATTCCAATACATGATGTTTTACTTTGAGACAAAATATATTCCAACACCGCTCAACATAAGGGAAATATGAACTTGGTGATAATGCCAATCCATGGCAATCAATAATACATTTTGTCACTTCTATTGCATCTGCATGTAATAAATTATGTTTAAAGTGTTTATCAGAACTTTCTTTCAGTGCATTTTGCAAATCATCCGAAAAAACATTTTTAACAGTATGGATATAATCGGATTTAATAATGTTTTTTCCCATAATTTGGAGAATGCAATGGTGACTTCTTTATAAATTTATCTGCTTTTTTAGGACACATAGAACAAACAGATTCTGCAGTTCTAGTAAAAAATTCTAAAATATCCAATTCAGAGCTAGTTGGTAATAATGGATTATATTTTAAGTATGGATTCCATTTTGGCGATAGTTTATCTCCAAATTTTTTCTTCTGTAAAGGTAAGTAAGCAAGTGCTGCACACTTATATATTTTACCATCTAATAATTGAAAGTTTTCTTGTCCCCCTGGACAATTGTTCCAACTCTCAACATAATCATCACTACAAATTGGTTCAATAGAGCATCCATATCCAGTATATGTCTTCAACCAATAATTAGAAGCATCATGAATTCTATAAGTTACTCCCGAAGATTTTATATGCTTGATTGCTTTATCAAGCAATTTAATATAATTTTTATCTTGTGAGTGTTTAGTAATTGTCAAAACACAATTCGTTTCTATTAGTGCTTCGGACAATCCATCTACTCTATCAAATAACAAACCATTAGATACTAATTCAAATTCTTGATCCTCCTGTATATTCCAAACTTCTTTTGTCATGTAGATTATGTCCACAATGTCTTTGTTTAGCAGAGGTTCTCCACCTAACATCGATAATTCTTTAGGATATATTTTTTTATTCCAAAGCAAATACCACTCCTTTAGAGTGGTGATAGAGATATTTTCTTTATACCCATCATTAGTATAATGACCACATCCCTCACAAGTAAAGTTGCAAGAGTGAGTGACGTGCCATTCTAAATGTGGTATTTTAATCATTTTTTAATCTGAGATGGTCGATAATGATTCATACCAATATCACTTGCGTACCACCCAGTAGCAATGTATTTTGTCTCACTAGGAGGATTTCCCCTATGCAAATGAGTAAACGATCCTGGCCAAATAGCAACTCTTCCTGCTTTTGGTTTAATCTTCACATGCTGATAAAGAAATTCAGTCTCTCCAGAATCATCAATATCATTAAAATAAACAGTCCATGCTAATGTTCTTGCTGAAACTTCCCAGGTAGTATCTTCACAGTGAAAATTATGATATCCTTCTGTTGGGTCAGTTTTTTGAATTAAAACATTGCTGCTGTAATAATTAAAATTAGAAAGATAAGTATATTTTTCCATGTATTGAGACAAACAATAATCAACTCCTTGTTGAATATAATTTGCTTCCGCTGGAGAAAATGCATGTAAAACTACTTGCTTATCTTGGACATGAACATAATTCCTATTAAAAACAAAAGATGTAGTATTAAAATAATCTTTTATCCATTCACAAAACTGATTATCAAACACATTATCCCAAACACCAATAAAGTTGTCCAGACTAACAAGTTCTACTTGGTTGTCAGTTTTTTGATTAGTCATCTTTGTTAAAATAAGAATTTATGACGCGCCACCTAGTTTTGACTGAACTAGGAAACAGGCGGGAGAGATTCCCATCCGCACCAGTCAGCATATTTAATGTCCATCCGACGAGGACATAAGGGGTCAGATTGACTCCACCACCTAGTTTTACTGAACTAGGAAAAGTTGGGTTAACTTTGATATCTCGGTAATACCAAAAAATGCTATCAGAAATAGCACATCCCAGAGTTTGAGTTTGATTGCAAAAGGAATACCAAGGAGACCTCCGATAAACTTAATGATCAAACCATATTTAAAACTTCCCCATAGCATAATTTGATAACCAAGCATAAGGAGAATGTTTCCAAGATATCGTAAGATACTTGTTTTAGACATAAGGGGTTTGCTCCCGACCAGTGCTGTTTAAGTCCATCCGTGACTATGCAACTTCAATCTGCTCAAGATCTTGAGCCAGATAATCGATGAGAATATCATAATCATCTAGAGGATCTCCAGAAAAAACTACACCTTCATTTTCATAGTAACGACGAACTTTTTTAAAAAGTTTTGGATTTTTTACATCAAGGAAAAAATCACCATTTGCAGCACCACGAAGAGTCTGCACATCTTTTTTAAATTTTTCTGTAAGAGACATTGTTTTGAATGTTGACCTTAGCATTATACAAGTTTGACAGTGGACTGTCAAGTGCTCCTTGCGTGGATCGAACACGCCTCAGGCGAATTATGAGTTCGCTGCATTCACCAGATTGCTAAAGGAGCAAACGGAGGATTTACCCAGCCTCAGGTTTCCCTTCACAGGCACGGAACCTCCAATAGGACTGCGGAGAATTGAACTCCGTTCACACCGTTATAAGCAGTGGGCCTTAACCAATAGGCGACAGTCCCTTGCGTTGACCAACCTATAGTAACAGATGGTCGGTAGATGGTCAAGGTGCGTCGTTGTGTTCGGTATGTATTCGTATTAATTCTTCATCCGCTGGCATGATTACTGCCTCACCATGCTCGCTCGTAATGATAAAAGACTTTTTATCATTCTCAATTAGACTCATTAGATTGTCAAAATCTTCTTGAAATTCTTCCACAGTATACCTCTTTAAACTGTTAAGTGCTTCTTCAATACTCATTTTAATTTAGGTCCATACATCCAGGTCACTAATGAGACACGTCTTCCTTTTGTTACGGGAGTTACTCTATGAGGGATTCTAGAATCAAATACAATAACAGATCCCTTTTCTTTTGGTGCTTGTATCATGTTTCCATGATAATCAATGAATTCTAAATCACCACCTTCATATTCCGATGGATCACTAACCAATACACTTGCACTTAACTTTCTAGTCCACTTCCCATTTTTTGAAGTTCCATAATCACTATGCCAACCATAGTGACCATTTTCAAGATATACTGAAATTTGTATACTTTCAAGTAGGTTTAAATCATATTCCCAATACTTTCTATTTGCAAGTCCAATATAATGAGAAATTACACTACATGCCCAATGATCTTCTAACCACCAACGTATTTTTGAATTTCTAATTTTTGGATCTATCCATCCGTTATCTTCGCCACCAATACCAGCATCCTCAAATGGAATTTTAAATTGTTCCATTTCCTTCAACTCTTCAACCATTATGTCAACCAGTTTTTCTGGTAACATCTCTCTATAGTAAACTAGAGGAGTGTCTGCAAGAATATGTGGTTCATGACCATTCAGTTTAATATCTTTATTCATACATTAAAAGGACTCATGTTATTCAAGTCGGAGTGAAAGGATTTGAACCTTCGGCCCCTGCTTCCCAAAAGCAGTGCTCTATCCAAACTGAGCTACACCCCGTTGACTTGGTATAAGGATATCATACATCCCCATTATTTTGTTGTCAAGCGTTCAAGACTTCTTCTCTTATATATGAAGCAATCAATACTCCTCGACGATTAGATGACTTATTATAGGCATAATGTGCCGATAATTTTTCATCAAATAAATTTAGATCCCCATCCTTAAGTAGACGCACCTCATCATTAACAACTAACGCTGAAGGTCCATCACTTGGAATATCCAAACTAAAATGATATTTTATGACACTTGATTGTAAGTATCTAGAGTCAATTCTCTCATCACCATCAGAATGAGGACTTAATTCGACTCCTGGTTCAAGAATAGAAAAAACAACAAGAACTGGTTTGATGGGTTGACTAAGCAACAATCTTACCGTTTCAGATTGTTGAACTTGAAGTGGTGTCCTTGATATCTTTTGCCTATTAAAAATTAACGGACAAACTTTCCAAGGAAAATCTGGAGTATATGTTGGAATAAATCCAAAAAAATTACCATCTAAAGATGTTAAATCATATGTATGGGAATAATCAATAAAAAAAGGATTACTTTTAAAATTAAGATAATCACTTTTTATAACATCATAATTATCATAAAAAATAGATACATCTATTTTACTAAATTTAGAATCAACAAACATTATTTAAATCATATTTTTCAGTATTTATGAATTTACTCGCCACTCCCATTTTTGAACCCATGCATATAACCAATAACCACACCAGAAATAAATACAATAAAAATTAATAACTGTTTGTCAACAAAATCAATAAGTTCAGACCACTCCATATTAATCATCTTCATCCTCGTAGGTAGATGGTTCCTCAAATAATTCTTCCATTTTTTGACTCAGAACTCTTTCTTGTAGTTCTTTTAAATCTTGTTCGGTGAGCAATATCATTTGTCCCTTAATAGTTCTTCTATTCTTTTACGCATGTTGGTACTATCCTGCTTCATGTAATCTCGTATGGAATACCCACGTTGATTTCTCATGATACATGTCCCTTGATAAAACATTGTGGCAGCAAATACCAACAATAGAACTATGCCTATTATTTCAAGGTAATGTTTAGCCATGGTAGTACTGGTGGAATAACGCCTATAAGTCTTAAAAGTCCTTCAGCAAATAAAGCAAGGACAAACCAACCAACAAACATAGAAATAATGGAAGCATTCCTATTGTGCTTTCGTATAGCAGCATCGATCATCTCCTGACACTCTTTGTGAGTGACTAGGTGTTCTGGTTTAATTTGGTCCATTCTGTGTGCCATCTGGGTAGTCTTCCTCCAACTCTTTCAATCTCTTTTCCCAGGTTACTCCACCTTTTATACCTTTGCATGGATTTATACAGTTATCATCACTAAAGTTATTACAAACAAGTCCAGCAAGGTCAAGTTCATTTCCTTTTTTACCTGTACCAGACCAATAATGTTCACCATTCAACCAAATTGCACCGCACTTTGGGCATTCCTTACGATCTAATTTGAGATCGGACATTTCTTTATCACTCATTTGGATAATCCTCTAAAAACTTATCATAGTTCTTGTGTGGGATACCCAGTTGTTTTTCCAGTTTTCTCTGTAGAATTCTCATTTGAATTCTAATCACAACATAACGAAGTTGTAAATCAATATATTGAAATATTCTTATAGTTCCTTCATAACCTGCATACCAAACCATGAAGAGAAGGATGAGGATTACAAAATATAATCCTATGTATGTAGATGGATCCATTAAGACACAGTGCTACGTTTACTTATAAATTGTATATAGGTAATACAGTATTGTCAACCTATTTTTAGTATTATGATATACTAACAAACGGAAGAGGTGGGATTTGAACCCACGGTGCTACTAACACGGCAGTTTTCAAGACTGCTGCCATAAACCACTCGGCCACCCTTCCAGTATTTGATTTCTTATAGTATAATATATCTATGCTATTTTGTCAAAAATGAATATAGATGAATACCTTTTAAGTCTTGGATATGATGATAAAGAAACATTATATGAACCTGGTAAGAAATTATCTATAAAAATTCCATTTGATTTTAACGGAAAACGGATTAATATTTGCCCATACATTATTCCATATTATAGTAAGAAAAGTTATATTGCAGCAGAATATAATCACTCAAGTTATTATGATGCTCCTGAGATAACTAGACAAAAGATTCTAAACCTAATTGAATATATTAAATATCCCGAACCAGGGAGAGTTGGTGATATGGGATGGGAAGCAGAATATCTTGTTAACCCAAGAGAATTTACCGCTGAAGAGAGAGCACGTATTGTTGTATCTAGTTTTAAAAAATTTAGAACTTTGATCCTAAAAGGAGAATGGTTAGATGGTATCAGAGCACAACCAGGAGACATTGTTGCATCTAAACCAATAGGAATTAAATTTGATATGGGATTTAATGAAGAATCTGAAAAAGAAGGAACTCTCCAAAGAAGTATACTTTCAAAAAAAGTATTCAAATTCGGAGAGTTAAAAGAAGATGGAATGCAATACTCCATCATTGGAGAAGATTTAGATATGCATCCTATCTAACTTCAAAGTCCAACTTACGGACTTTTCTTTGCCTTCTACTTTCTTGCCAGGAGATATCGTCATGTGATAATACTCCTGATTTTTTAATTGTCTGTTTATCAGACTCAATAATAACAACAAGACTTAAATCATTTGCAAAGATAGTATCATTTTTTATAGATGTCATATTAGGACAACCACATGATACTGTTCTAGCAACATGAGATTCTAATTCTTTGTTACAATTTTTGCACCGTATTAACATTGTTCTAAATCAGTCTTAACTATGTATGGGCGATACTGGGATCGAACCAGTGACCATCTCCGTGTAAAGGAGGCACTCTACCGCTGAGTTAATCGCCCAAAAGGAGAAGGAGAGCTCTTGGACGGAACCGCAGGATCACTTCTCCAAATTTGCTACGGCATTCTGGTTTATCTTTCCAGCGCAAATAGCAATCCTCTGTCTAGGAATCGAACCTAGTTTCCATGTGTGTTGTCCACCCGTCCTTACCAATAGACTACCAGAGGTTGGATCGGATATGATGATCCCGATCCGCTTGAAAGAACTGGATATTTCCTGTCCTTTCAACTGCCCAGGCTGGGATCGAACCAGCGACCAGTCGATTAACAGTCGAATGCTCTACCGCTGAGCTACTAGGCATTATGTTTTGTTTTTTCAAGTTTAATCCAATTGAGAAGAGCGTTAAGTTCTCCTCGCTTTGCCTCTGTCATATCTTGACCCTTACTAAAAAGATAAAAATCTAAAGCTTCAATAGCATTTTCACGGTCTTGCCGAGAGAGAAGTGACATTGCTCTTAATTATCAACTTGTAAAGTTTACCACATCTATTATGGGTTGTCAATCCTCATCGTTTAAAGATCTCAAGTATTCAACCCACCAATCTGGGTCCTTTTGCATTTTCCATTTTGGAACATTAAGTCCACGTTCAGAATAATACTCAAAAATAGCATCATCTATAATCTGTGAGATCTCCATAGTCTTCTTCCTCCTCATCAACGTCTGCATACGGATCGACCATATATGGTCCATGTGGTCGTTTTGCATCTTCTCTTACATAAGTTCTTTCAGTATCAATGCTTGCAATCCATACTGCCAATTTCATCATTATATAAATTATTCCCAAAGGCAGAAAGCAAAGCGTAAGTATGATAGATTGCTTCATAGGAAACCCTACCATTATTTTATATTTAGATTAAATCATCAATCTTAACCCTCTGGTCAAAGCACAAACAATATCTTGGAGTAGATAAAGTATTATACACCATATGAGTAGTGCTTCCCCAAAAAAACATAAATTTATTATTCTCAAAATATTCAGTAAATATACCTTTTTGAGTATTCAATGCTAGGAAAGCATATTCATCTTCCGTTGATTTAATATCAAGTCCCCATAATCCTCTGACAGTAATATAATCATCATCTGATGGGTCATTATCTACATGCCAATCAATTGCTTTACCTGGATGAACTACACTGATACCAACCCGTTGTCTCAGTCCTGATTGATAAGCAAAATTAGTCAGGGTTGGTAAATAATCTGCATTGTCACTATAGATAATATCTCTTTCATAATCTATATGAGCCTTGGTTTTATAAACTTGCTCATAATAACTTCTGTTCTGTTCAATATAATTATTATACTCAAGATATAAAGCAGCAACTTGCCACCCATCGTATGGGTTTGCTTTTACCGATGTGTAATGATTATTACCTGTCCAATTCGTCCAGATAAGTTTATCCTTATTTTGATTAAACTCTTCAACAATTGCTTGATAATTGTCGGAAAGAAGTTTAAGTTCAGGATTGATTTCTTCTAAAGAATAAAATCTTCCCATAACAGTATGGAGTATCATTAATGGGTCTGGTGATATATGTAGCATATTATATTATTCGATATGGAGAATAGGGGACTTGAACCCCTGACTTGCAGCTTGCAAAGCTGCCACTCTACCAACTGAGTTAATTCCCCTGGCGTCTCGGGCTGGGATCGAACCAGCGACCAACTGCTTAGAAGGCAGATGCTCTATCCGCTGAGCTACCGAGACATGAGAGTATTATATCAATTCTTTGGGCAGTCGTCAACCCAGACCGCACAGATTCTCATTTCTCCACCAAGCAGTCTCTGTGCCTCACTGCCGTCTGGTGCTTTCTCAACATACTTTGGTTTATATCTCTTATTAGACTCAGCAATGATACGGTCATACTCGGGTGTGACTTCATCAATCGCTCTGGTTACATCTCTCTCAACCCTACGCTTTACTTTGTTAGGATCTTGAAGAATAAGTTCATTAAGAATAGTTTGTGGGAAATATTTTCTTTGAATCTCGTCCAGTAAGTCCCATAGTCCATTTTCAGATACTCCAGTGCATTGTGACAGTGTTGCAATAATAGACGATACTACTATGCTGACTATAATGATTTGTTTTTTATCTGGTTTCTTTTTACCAAAACTGAAATCAACTTTCATGAGATTCAATATATTTTTTTATTATCTCATTGTTCTTTCTTTGCATTTTTAAAAGTTCATCATAATCCATACCCAAATAAGATGCAAAACCTTTTAGATCTTCATGACCAAAAGTATTTAAATGGGAAGTTATAGATTCGTTTTGTGTCATAACTTTTACTTACTAAAAAGGGGAGCATTGTGTAACTCCCCAATATTTATTCAGTTTGTCAAACTTCTACCGTGATCAGTTTGGAAGCATAATCATGAGCATACGAAGTGCGAGCACCATGATGCCCCCAACCAATCCAACTATACGCATAGTCCATGT